GTACCCCTCTTTGAAGCGTTTCTAGAGAATGGGGTCAACTGGACTCGTAGACCAATTCATGCGTTCTGTTGGAAACCTGATGCTCCAGTTGCAGAATTGGAAGAGTGTATGTGGTGGGATTGCTTTTCTCCTTATATTGATATTCAAGTTCGTTCAAGATTGGCTAACTTACGTGCCGAACTTATCAACTATAAGGGGAAAAAGAATGAAGGAACTTATATGTTTACTTTAGATTGGTCATGGGAATCAAAATCTACTTTGAACACAAACTTTAGTGAGACACCAGAGCATAAATGTGCTCATTTTTTCAAGATGGATAATGGAAACTTCTATGCATACCCAAATAATAAGATTTTATGGTATGACGATGCATGGACTAAAAATAGAATTACCAAAAACCCAGGTTATGAGATTGATTTAAACGAATATTCAGTTGAAAATCGTCGTAAAATTGAAACATCAGATGATTTTATGTACGAAATTAAAGAAATTCGGGATAGCAACCCCGTAAAAAGTTCTGATTTACCAAATCAGGAGCAAAATGGAACAACGAATGCTTAGAGAGATTTCAAATGATGATCTCACTCCCAAAAAACACGACTTTCAAGTTCAAAAGGAACTTCACGAAAAAATTCGTAATGATGAAGACTATGATGATTGGGAATATGGTACTGAGCCTATCCCTTTAACTGAATTTTAGTGCAATAAATAAGGTAGAATTATAATACTTAATGCCACTAGAGCGAATAAGTCAAGGTTTCAAAGATATTAGTATGACTTTTCAGAGTAATCCTCTGAACAGTGATTTAATAGCACTTAAAAATGAAACTGCGATTGCTCGCTCTATTCGTAATATCGTTTTTACTCTTCCTGGCGAAAAGTTTTTTAATGAAAACTTTGGTTCAAGAGTAAGTAGATCACTTTTTGAAAATGTTGATGAAATTTCTGCATCAATTATTCGGGACGAAATTCGCAATTCAATTAACAATTATGAGCCAAGAGTTCAATTGATTGAGGTACAAACAAATCCTGATTATGATAATGGTTCTTTTGATGTAGTGATCAATTATAGAATTATTGGTGCCGATGTTCCTGCTCAGCAATTACAATTCGTTCTGCAACCTACTAGGTAAATGCCATTAGTAAACTTTACAAATCTGGACTTTGACCAGATCAAGACAACTTTAAGAGATTACTTAAAGTCAAATTCCAATTTTACAGATTATGACTTTGAAGGATCTAATCTTTCAACAATTCTTGATGTTCTGGCATATAATACCTATATTACTTCATATAATGCCAACATGGTGGCAAATGAGGTATTCATTGATAGTGCAACACTCAGAGAAAATGTCGTTTCTCTAGCAAGAAATATTGGATATATCCCTCGCTCAAAGAAATCCGCAAGAGCAACAGTAAGTTTCTTTGTCGATACTACAAATATTACTCCTGCTCCTGCATCATTAACTCTTAAAAAAGGGCCTGCCGCAAGTACATCAGGATCTTTTGGTAATCAATCATTCGTCTTCTCTATTTTGGAAGATATTACCGTTCCTGTAATTGATAATATTGCATCTTTTAATAATATTCAAATTTATGAAGGAATTTTATTAAATACTAATTTTACTTACACATCAAGAAATCCAAATCAAAGATTTATTCTTCCAAATAGTGGAATTGATACTGATCTAATCTCAGTACTGGTTAAAAGCAATCCATCGACAGAAACTGTTTCGGTAAAATATAATCTTCAAGATAGTTTATTTAACATTGATAAGGAATCTGAGGTTTACTTTTTACAAGAAATTGAAGATGAAAGATATGAATTAATTTTTGGCGATGACGTTTTTGGAAAAAAACTTCAAGACGGTTACTATGTCGAAGCCTCATATATTGTAACTAATGGCGATAGTGGAAATGGTATCACTCAATTTAGTTTTTCTGGAAGATTAACTTATACAAGAAATTCTACGGATTATGTTGTTTCATCTGGCATTTCTCTTTTGACAACTGGATTATCTTCAATTGGGGGAGAAAGCATAGAAGGAGTTGAATCAATTAAAAAATATGCACCAAGAATTTATGCATCTCAAAATAGAGCACTTACCGCAAATGATTATGAGACTTTGATTCCTGCAAAAATTTATCCTGAAACAGAATCTATTTCTGTATTTGGTGGAGAAGAACTAATTCCTCCACAATATGGAAAGGTTTTTATTAGTATTAAACCAAGAACTGGAGATTTTCTTCCAAACTTGATTAAAGAAAATATTAAAATGAAGTTGAAGAAATACGCTGTTGCAGGTATTGTTCCTGAAATTTTAGATTTAAAATATCTTTATCTTGAAATAGATTCAAAGGTTTATTACAATACAAATCTTACACCAAATTCTGCATATGTTTCTAGTATAATTCAAGCAAATGCAAATAAGTATGCCGAATCTAATGAGTTAAATAAGTATGGCGCAAGATTTAAATATAGTAAATTTTTAAAAATTATTGATGATAGTCATGCTTCTGTTACATCAAATATTACTAAGGTTCAGATGAGAAGGGATCTTAGAGTGGCATTAAATACTTTAGCAGAATACTCAATTGGATTTGGAAATGAATTCCATATTAAGAGTATGGATGGATATAACATCAAATCTTCTGCATTTAGAGTGAGTGGAATTCAACAGGATGTATATCTTTCAGATATTCCAGATACTAACAGAAAGACTGGATCTATATTTTTATTTAATGTGCCATCAACAACATCATTAAGTCCAACAATTTTGAGAAGAGGTATTGGAAAAATTAATTATACTAGTGGTATTATTACATTGAATCCAATTAATATTACTTCTGCCAAAATCAAAGACGGACAATCAATTATTGAAATTTCTGTTATCCCACAATCAAACGATGTGATCGGATTGCAGGATTTATATTTACAACTAGATATTAATAAAAGTATATTTGACATGGTTATTGATGAAGTTTCATCGGGTCTTGATCCATCCGCATCAAACTACATCGTAACATCAAGCTACACCAACGGGAACTTAGTAAGATCATAATCAAATGACAGAAACTAGAATCAAGTTTAGCAACATTGTCCAAAATCAACTTCCTTCATATGTTAGAGAAGATTTTCCATTAGTTTCTGAATTTTTATCTCAGTATTACATATCACAAGAATTTAAGGGAGCACCCGTTGATTTAATACAGAATATTGACAAATATATAAAAATTGATGAGCAGACACATCAGGTTGAAAGCACAATTGTGGCGCTGGCATCCCCGGTTTTAATTACTGATGATGTAATTAATGTAGAATTTAATGGGACAATATCAAATGGAACCTATGGATTTCCCGATTCATATGGATTGATTCAAATTGATAATGAAATTATCACATATACAGGAAAAACTGACAGTTCATTTACTGGATGTATAAGAGGTTTTAGTGGCATTACTTCTTATGATAAGCAAAATTATCCAGATGAATTAGTATTTTCGCAATCAGAAGTTGCAGAACATGCTTCTGGTACTACAATCATTAATTTAAGTTCATTATTCCTGAAAGAATTTTTACTCAAGTCAAAATATCAATTAACACCTGGTTTTGAGAATAGAACTTTCTCTGCCGATTTAAATCAATCCCTTTTCATTAAGCAAGCAAAAGATTTTTATGCAAGTAAGGGGACTGATGAATCTTTTAGAATTTTATTTAAAGTACTTTATGGTGAAAATGTATCAATAATTCGCCCAAGAGATTTTCTTTTTAGACCATCAGATGCACATTATGATGTAACCAAAGATTTTGTAGTTGAAAGTATTTCTGGAGATCCACTCAATCTTGAGAATTCCACTCTAATACAGGACTCTTATGGTAATATTACAAGGGCATATGCACCTATTGCAAGAGTTGAAAAAATAATTTCTGGAGTTGGAAATACTTATTATAAATTAAGTCTTGATGCTGGATATGACAGAGACATTAATGTTGATGGGTCTGTTTATGGAAATTTTTCTATTCATGCAAAAACAAAATTAATTGGACAAGTTTCTGTCGGAACTACCGTATTATCCGTAGATTCTACTGTTGGATTTCCTCAAAGCGGCGAATTGTCAGTAACTTATAATGACAGTAGTTTAGGTATAGTATCATATTCTTCAAAATCTCTTACCCAATTTTTTGATTGTTCCAATTTAACATCAACGATTTTGGATGGAAGTAATGTTGGAATTAATACTTATGCATATGGAGATTTTATAAGAGAAATACGAGATATTAATGATCAAGTTATTGGTGTAACAACAGAAAGAATAAAAGTAAAAATAAATTCCGTCTTAGAAAATCTTGCTATTGTTGATGATACTTATTATTATGCAAAAGGTGACACTGCAGAAATTAAAACTCTTGGTGTAAATCCAAAAGATGCAGTTTCAAATAATTGGTTATTTAACTTAGCAACTTCATATAATGTTGCCTCTTTTACTAGACTTGATATTTCAGATAATACATATCGTCTTATTACCACAAACGACCATATTTTTAAAATTGGAGATAAATTAAAAGTTATAGGTGAATCGGGAGTAGAAAAATTATCCAGTGTTATTGACATTACCTCATCCAAGTCTTTAACAATAAGAGGTCAAGGAGAATTATTGGAAAATACCTATATTATAAAAAGAGAATTATTAAAAGTAAGTTCATCAACTTTTCCCTCAACTTCAACATTAAATGCTAATGTTCAAAATATCTACAAAATAAAAGATAGAACATTAGTTGCATCACCTTCTTTACCATATTACAATAATCAAGATCTTAATATTTCAGATAAATCTGTAGTATTTTCTGGAACCTTTGAGGGAGACACTTTCAAAATAACATCATCTACTGATCATGGATTTTATACTGGCGATATTGTATATTATACTCCAGAAAAAACCACAATTTCTTTTGATGATGCTGATGGAAATGCTCTTGAAACAACCATCACATCAAGTTCTTTATTTGATGAAGGAATTTACTATATTAAAAGAGTCGATTCAAATAATATTAAATTGGCAAAAAGTAGATCAAATATAAAAGATTCAAAATTTCTTTCAATTGGTAATGCAACTACAGTAAATTTAAATAAAATTCAACCATATAAATTTAAATCAAAAATTTTAAAGTCGCAGAAACTTTTACGAGAAATAACTTCATCATCAATTGAAGGAGAATTGTACCCAACAAACCCCGGTTTAACCGGAATATTGATCAATGGTGTTGAAATATTAAATTATAAATCCACAGATATTGTTTCTTATGGAGAATTGGAGGCAATTGAAGTACTTTCTCCAGGATCCGGGTATGACATTATCAATCCTCCATCTTTAAATATTGACGATTTAGTCGGAACTGGAGCTACTGGATATTGTGCAGTAAAAGGAAATTTAAAAGAAATTAGAATAATTGATCCAGGATTTGATTATCAAGATATTCCCATCATTGAAATTACTGGGGGAAATGGCATCAATGCAAAAGCATCTGCAAATATGAAATTGGTGACTCATCAGGTTGATTTCAATTCACAATCAAATGCTGGTCTTGTTGCATTGGGATCCACTTTATCAACGATTGGATTTAGTACATATCATAAATTTACAAATTCAGAAAAAGTTATTTACAGGACAAATGGACAAGTAGCTGTTGGAGGGTTATCAACAGATTCTTCATACTATGCTTCTGTTCAAACCCCATATACAATTAAATTACACAAAACTTTGGATGATTCTGTATCTGGAATCAATACTGTTGTCTTAACATCTTATGGTACCGGCACCCATGCAATTGAATCTTACACTAAAAAATCTATTTTATCATCAATCAATATAGTTAATTCTGGAAGTGGATATGAAAACAAGGTCAGAACCACTTCTTCTAGTGGAATTAGTACATCTTTAGATTCTGTTGAAATAAAAAATCATGACTTTAAATCTGGAGAAATTGTAAATTATACTACTAATGGTGTCGCAGTTGGCGGATTATCTACAAATACAAACTATTATATTACGAAAATTAATGCTGATAATTTTAAATTATCTCAAGTAGGATTGGGTACAACTAATCAAGATTTTTATTACAATACAAATCAATACATTGTATTAAATTCTACAGGATCTGGTGCTCATACATTTAACTACCCACAAATTTCCGTAGAGATACTTGGAAAGGTTGGAATTTCTTCAATTAATAATGAAACATTTAGGGCAAAAGTTCAACCAATATTCAGAGGAGAAATTACTTCTATTCATTTATCATCAAAAGGTTCTGCATATGGAACTTCCGATATATTAAATTATAATAGATTGCCACTAGTCACTTTGAGTGGCGGTTCAGATGGACAACTTGTTCCTATTGTTTCCAATGGCAAAATTGTTGAAGTATTGGTTAATAGCAAAGGAAGAGATTACAATTCTCCTCCAATTTTGACTATTATTGGAGATGGAACTGGTGCAGTTATAACTCCAATTGTGGAAAATGGACAAATTCAATCAATAAAAGTTATTGAGGGCGGAATTGGATATAATTTTGATACAACTTCAATAGAAATAACTCCATCAGGTTCTTTTGCTGAATTTTTGCCAAAAATAACAACATGGAATGTAAATTTATTTGAAAAATATTTTTATAATATTACTAGCGATGATGGATTTATTACAGAAGGAATTAATAAAGAATATGAATTACAATATTCTCATTTATATGCCCCAAGAAAACTTAGAGAAATAGTTTATTCTGTAGATCAAAGTGGAAAATCTTTATATGGTGGTTCAAAAGTTGATCTGAAAAAAGTTAATGATACTGAAGTTTCATCTTCTGATCATTCTCCAATTATTGGATGGGCTTATGATGGAAATCCAATTTATGGTCCATATGGATATGTAACAAGACAGGGTGGAATCATATCTCAGGTTAAGTCTGGATATACAAAAGTTTTAAAACCAAATAGGCCTTCTTCAACAGAATTTCCTTTGGGATTTTTTATCGAAGACTATGTTTATTTGAAAACTAGTGATGACACTGTTTTAGATGAAAATAATGGTAGATTTTGTGTAACTCCAGAATTTCCAAATGGAATTTATGCATACTTTGCAACAATTAATTCATTGACAGATTCTTCCGGTGTTTTTGCTGGATATAAGAGGCCAACTTTTCCATATTTAATAGGAGAAAATTATAGATCAAAACCAAATGAATTTAATTTTAAGAAATCATCAAATCAAGAAGAAATTGATCTCAATGAAACAAATTGGTCCAGAAATACTTCTTATTATAATTTAATTAATGAAACTGCATCATATAATTATTTGCCAGTACCAAATATTTTAAATCAATCTGCAGAGGTTAAATATGCATCTCCGGGATTTATTGAAAATATTGGTATAGTTACTGGTGGAAATAATTATAAAGTTAATGACTCAGTGGTTTTTAATGAATCTGGCACTTCTGGATATAATGCTAGTGTTAAAGTTTCTAGATTAAAAGGAAAATCAATAAATTTGGTCAGTGTTGCAACAAGTACAATTTCAAATGTAGAAATATATCCAACAAATAATACTGGTTCAATTACAATTTTTGCTTCAAATCCACATAATTATTCAAATAAGGATATTATATCTATTTCTGGATTAAATACAACTTCTGCATTAATTGAGGGATCGTATGAAGTTGGTATTTCTACTATTAATACACTATCTCTCGTTATCGGTGTTGGTGCAACAGGTGCCACTGGATTGGTAACATATTTTTCTGTTAGAGGTAATTTAAATTCAACATATATCCGTGAAAATGATATATTTACTATAGGAACAGAAAAAATAAAGATTTTAAACATTGATACTCAGTCTTCAAGAATCAGAGTTTTAAGATCTATTAATGGTAGTGTTGGATCTGCACATACTGCCACAAAAATTTTATATGAAAATCCAAGAAAATTAATAGCAAATTCTGGATTCAGAACTTCATATGATTATAAAATTAACAAGCAAATATATTTCAATCCAGCAGAATCTGTAGGATTGGGAACAAGATTTGGTGTAGGAATTGGAACAACAATATTCTTCTCAAATCCGGGTGCAGGAATTACTCAAATTTTTATTCCAACTAAAACAATTTATATTCCAAATCACGAATTAGAAACTGGAGATCAACTTACATACTCTTTAAATGGAGGGAGCGCAATAGGAGTTTCTACTAATGGAATTTCTACGTCGGTTACTTTATCAAATCAATCAACTGTTTATGTTGCAAAAATTTCAAATGATCTTATCGGAATTTCTAATATAAAAGTTGGACTTGGATCTACAGGCACATTTGTGGGTATTGCATCCACAACAAGTGGATTGAGTACTTTATATTTCACTGGAATTGGTTCTGGCACTTATCATAGTTTCCAAACTAATTATTCAGTAGTTACTGGAAAAATTTCTAGAAATAGAGTAACAGTTTCCACAGCAGAAACTCATGGATTACAAAATAATGATACCGTTTTTGTCGATGTAAATCCATCAATATCAACTTCGGTTACAATTAAGTATAATGACTATAATAGAAAATTACTTGTAAATCCAAAAACTTTTTCATCTGTTGGGATTGATACTTCTTTAAATTCTATAACAATCTCCAATCATGGATTTATTAATGGCCAAAAGGTAGTTCACACTTCAACATCACCTGCAATAGGATTGCAAAATAATAAAATCTATTATGTAGTTTTTGTTGATTCCAATACAATCAAACTATCCAATACTTATTATAGTGCTGTTAGTTTTCAACCCGAAATTGTAGGAATTACTAGTTCTTCAACTGGCACTCTTTCATCAGTTAATCCTCCAATTCAAGTTTATAAAAATTCCACAATAACATTTGATTTATCAGATTCTTCTCTTTCGTATGTAAATCAAGCAAATTCTTATTCTGCTTTTAATTTAGAATTTTATAAGGATTCAAACTTTACTGAATTATTTGATTCATCAAAAGAAACTAATATATTCGAAATTCAAAGATTTGGTTCAGTAGGTATTAATAGTGATGCAAGAGTAGTTCTTTCTGTAAACGAATATCTTCCAGAAAAACTTTATTATAGTTTAGTTCCAGTTTATAATAGTACTTTACCAATTGAAAAGGAACAAGTAAATATAGATTCTTCTGTATTTTCAAATAATGAAATTCAAATAAAAGTAAGTTCTTATAATGGACAATATCCCGTAACAATTGCTTCAACAAATTCATTTACATATAATTTGATAAAAACTCCAGAATCTGTTTCATATGCATCAAATACTTCAATATTGAATTATGATACAGACTCTTCATATGCATATGGGCCAATTTCAAAACTTAATATTGTAAATAAAGGACAAAATTATTATTCATTACCATCAATAACAACTATAAATTCTGGGATTGGAACAGGTGCTTTACTTGAGTCATCTAGCACATCAATAGGAAAAATTAAAAAAACGAGGATTAAAGATATTGGATTTGATTTTCCCTCAGATTTTACAATTAGACCAAGTGTTTCTCTTCCACAGATTGCAAAAGTAGAACCTTTAGCTTCATTTGAGTCTATTGGAATCAGTTCTTTTGGTAGGGGTTATAGTTCTGCGCCAAAATTACTTGTTTTTGATGGAAAAACCAATCAAATAGTTCCGGAAGTTGATTTGAGATATAATCTTGGCGATACTCAAGTAACTATCCTAAGAAATTCTTATGGTTTATATAATTTAACTCCCACAATTTTGCCAGTGCAAAATTCAAATGGTGTTGGTATTAGCTCTGTTGGATTTAATACGACAACAAATGATGTAACAATCACACTTTCTGTTGGATTTAGTACAGCAGATTCATTCCCATTTGCAATTAATGATAAAGTTTTAGTTGAAAATATTAGTGTTGGAGTTAATTCCACCGCCAAAGGTTATAACTCATCCGATTATGATTATCAGTTATTTACGATTAATTATGTTGATGCAAATCTTGGAGGAAACAATGCAACTGTTAGATATAGTTTAAATGAATTCTTAAATTCTGGAGAAATTCCAGGAACATATGATGCATCAAACTCTTCTGGAAGGATTACTCCACAAAAATATTTCCTCATTTTTAATTCAGTTCTCAAGAAAAATAATTTCCTTATTAAAGAAAATATCAAATCAAATTCTGCAAATGGTTATGTTGATGGTTGGGATTCTAAAGTAAATCATTTAAAAATAGGTTCCAAAGAAGATTTTGTTGTTGGAGAAATAGTTGAAGGATTAACATCAAAAACTCAGGGAATCATTTCTTCTATAAGCAAATCAAACTCATTCTTTAATTTAGATTCAAAATCAACAGTTGAAAAAGGTTGGCAAATTGATGCCGGATTCTTAAATGAAAATTTGCAAAGAATTCAAGATAGTTATTATTATCAAAATTTCTCATATTCATTAAAATCTAGAGTAGACTATGACACTTGGAAAGATGTAGTAGGTACATTAAACCATACTCTTGGGTTCAAAAAATTTGCCAATTATCAGTTGGAATCTTCTTTACCACAATCAAATGCAAATTCAATGATTGTTGGACTTTCAACATATCTAACATCAGTTGAATCCATAAACGATATCATCAGTGTTGTTGATTTAAATTGCGTTTATGATTTTGATTTAGTTAGTGAAAATGCACTTAATATTGGTTCATCAACATTTTCAGATGAAATATCATTTTCTAGTAGAGTGCTGACCGATTATTTTGAATCTGTTGGCAATAGAGTTTTATCTATTGATGATATCAGTTCTCAATTTAATAGCAATCCAAGATCAACAAGATTTAGTGAAGTTCATAGATTTGATCTTACAGATGCAAGATCGCAAAAATATATTACATACGTTACAGATAAAAGATATACGGCACAAAGACAGATAATGCTTCTGACACTTTTGCACGATAATTCTCTTGGTTATATTAACCAATATGGTAGAGTTGAGTCTACTTATGATCAAGGGTCATTTGACTTTGGTATTGAGGGAAGTGAAGGTGTTCTCTTTTTCTATCCGACAAGATATTCTGTAAATGATTATGATGTGACCACATTAGCATATAATTTAAAGGATAGTCTTATTGGTACTGGTACTTCTAATTTTGGAGGTATTGTTGACATAATTACAAGTAGTGTTAGTGTTTCTTCTGGTGCAACTACAATCGTTGGAATTGCAAGCACTTATACATCTACAAAAGTTTTAGTTGAAATTACTGGATCAAATGGTGATTATCAATTTGATGAATTAAATGTTTTGCATGACGGCACAACTGTACAATATCTTGATTATGGACAATTAACAACTATATCCCAGGATGCATATTCCAATTCTGGACTTGGTACTTATTATTCATATCTGTCAGGATCACAATTAAAAATTGATTTTACTCCAAATGTTGGAATAGCTGCAACAATTAATACAATTCAAGTTGCTATTGGCAATACTTTGTCATCAGGTATTGGTACTTTTGATATGAAACACGCTCGCTTGCAAGCAACATCAACATCAATAGCTTCATCAACATCTCCAATTGCAACAATAATTGCAGAATATCCTGGAGAATATGACTGCCTATATGGTATACTTCAAGTTTCTGATACAACTAATAATAGACACCAATTATCAGAAATTATTGTTTTGGATGATGGGACAGAAACTTATATTACCGAATATGCAAATATTGAAACTTTTGCTGGACTTGGAACTGTAGGAGCTGCAACAACATCATCATCTAAGTTAACATTTACACCATTACCAAATATCAACGTTTCTGTAAAGATATTCTTTAATGTGTTAAGAAATCAAGATGATGACAAAGATATTGTTGATTTTGATAATGCAACCATAGAAACAAACTATGGTGATTATTATGGTACAGAAAGAGATATTAAGAGAGCATTTGATTTAACACATGAAGGATATAAAATCTTCCAAAGATCTTTTGATGGTAGCAATTCTTCAATAATAAACCTTTCATCAAATACCATATCCTTGCCAAATCACTTCTTTGTTACTGGCGAAGAAGTAGTTTATACTAGTGCAGGTTCTGGAACTACGATGGCAATTGGAATTGCCACCACATCTTTTGTAAGTGTTGGTTCTACTAATAGATTACCATCAAGTGTTTATGTAGTAAAATTAAATAATAATTTAATTAGACTTGCAAGAAGTGCGGAAGATTCTCTGAAGTCAGTTCCAGTAACTTTAGATTTTACAAGTGTTGGTATTGGAACTACACATGCATTTACTTCCAAAAATCAAAATGCTAAGGTGATAGTTGCAATTGATAATCTTATCCAATCCCCAGTTGTTGCATCTGCGGTGACCACAACCTTAGCAATTAATACATTTACAACTGAAGATTTAGTATATTTTACAGGAATATCATCATTCTCTGGCGGAGATTTGATTAAAGTTGGTGATGAAATTATGAGAATTGATGGTGTTGGTATTGGAAGCACCAATGCAATAAGAGTTCGTAGACCTTGGTTGGGAACTAATGTTGCTGGATATTCAACTGGAACTTTAGTAACTAAAATTTTTGGAAATTATAATATTGTTGATAATGTCCTTAATTTTGTCGAAGCTCCATATGGAAATGTGCCAATAGTTACTAACGATCCAGATGAACAAAGTTGGTCAGGAATATCAACTTCATCCAGTTTTCAGGGTAGAAGTTTCTTAAGATCTGGTATTCAAAATACAACTAATGAAACATATTATAAGAATTATATATTTGATGATATTTCATCAGGATTTAATGCTTCTCGCAGAGATTTTGCTTTGAAATCAAATAGGTCCGATATAACAGGAATTTCTGCAGAAAATGCAGTCATTTTGATAAATGATGTATTCCAATCTCCAGGATTAACTGCTGGATATACATTATCAGAAAATACCGGAATAACATCAATTAGTTTTGTTGGAACTGCAGTTTCGTCTTTATATGATGCAAATACTTCCAATTTACCTATTGGTGGTATTATTGTATCTGTTGGATCAAGAGAAGGATTTGGATATCAACCTTTGGTTTCTGCTGGAGGAACTGCTATAGTATCTGGATTGGGTACAATTTCCTCTATTAGTATTGGAAACAGTGGATCTGGATATCGTGCAGGCATACAAACTGTTAGGGTTGGCGTCGGAACTTCTTCAACAGCAATTCCAAATATTCAATTTATAGGGACGGCAACAGTTTCTAATGGTCGTGTTGTTAGTATTGCAGTAACTAATCCAGGCACTGGATATACTTCGTCAAATCCACCATATGTGTTTATTGATGCTCCATTATCATATTCAAATATTCCATTAGTTTATAGTTCTTCATCTACAAGTGGTTTAGGAACTCAAGCAGTTATTGATGTTGTTGTTGGACAAGGTTCTAGTGTTATAGATTTTGAGATTAAAAATACTGGATATGGATATGATGTCGGACAAATTTTAACAGTTCCAATTGGCGGACTTGCCGGAATTCCAACCACTTCAAGTTTTAGTGAATTTCAAATAAGCATCCAAGATACATTTACTGACAAATTTGGCGGATGGTCTATTGGAGAATTGCAATTATTAGATACTATTGATAATTTGTTTGATGGTGAAAAGATTGTTTTCCCAATTAAATACCAAGGCAATTTAGTTTCCATACGTTCATCAAGAGGATCAAATATTAGCGTACAAGATTCACTTCTTGTTTTTATAAATGATATACTTCAAGTTCCAGGTGATGGGTATATTTTCCCAGGAGGCAGTGTGATAACATTTACTGAACCTCCAAAAGTTGGCGATGTATCAAAAATTATTTTCTATAGAGGAAGTGGTTCTGTCGATGTTGTTGAAAGAAATATTTTAGAAACTATAAAAATTGGCGACGAATTGACTATTGGGTATGATTCATCTATGGGTCAAAGTTCAATATTACAAGAAGAATCAAGAACAGTTGCAAGTATAAACTCAACAGATCTTCTCAACACAAATCCTTATTTTGGACCAGGTAATACTGGAGATGAAACATTATTAAGGCCAGTTGTTTGGTGCCGTCAAACAGAGGATAAAATTATTAATGAAAAAGGTATTGGAAAAGATCGTATTCTTTATGAGGCCTCAATCTATCCAACATCATATATTATCCAATCTGTTGGAATAGGATCTACGATTGTGTTTGTTCAGAGTATTAGACCCTTCTTCAATTCAATTAATGAAAATAATATTTCATTATCTTTCCAAAAGGATATTACATTAATATCTCAAGATTCTAAAGTTGCAGCCGCTGCAACAGTAGTTGTATCTGCTGCTGGAACAATTTCAACAATTATCCTTTCTGATGGTGGGGTTGGATATACAACTTCTCCATCAATAACTATTGAAAATCCTGTTGGTCTCGGAACCACTCAAAGAGCAACTGCAACAGCATCAATTACTTCGGGAATTGTTACCTCAATTTCTATAACTGGGCCAGGAACAGGATACACAACATCAAATCCTCCAGTTATTTTGATAGAATATCCCACGTTCCAATTTGAAAATAATACTGCCAATTCTTTTGAAGGTGATTTTGGTATTATTTCTGGAATATCAACAACTTCTGTTGGAGTTGCATCAACCGCAATCGTGTTTGATTTTGTTAT